TCAGATCAGAATGATGACCACCAGCAAGCCGGCGAAGATCGACCACTTTTCGAGGTAGTAAAGCTTGCGGTTGCGCTTTTTCAGTTGTTTGCCGTGCAGGCGAACCTTGTAGATCTTGCCGAACAGACGGTTGAGGCCGCCGGTCCTGTCGCCCGCCTCGTTGGGCGCACCCGCCGCCGACATGACATGCCGACTGAACCAGCGATTGAATGCCGCTGCCCACCTGTATTTCATCGGCCGCTCGACGTCGCAGAACAAAATGATGCGGTTCTGCTGCGTGGTGTTTTCCGCGTAATGAATGTAGGTCTCATCGAACATCACCGCTTCGCCATCGCGCCAATGGTAGTCCTGGCCATCGACATTGATGTAGCAACCCTCGGCGTTGGGGGTTTCCAGACCCAGGTGATAACGGTACGAACCGGCATACGGGTCGCGGTGGCGCACCAGTCTGGATCCCGGTGGCAACTCGGCGAACATTGCCGCCTTGATCGAACCAATGCCCTGCACCAGCTCGGTGGTGCGCGGGCAGAGCTTCATGGCCGATGGATGGCTGTCGCCGTACCACTTGAGATAGAAGCGCTTCCAGCCGGTCTTGAAAAACGAGTTGAAACCGACGTCATCGAATTGGTTCGAACGCTTGATCTCGCCGGCCCTGAGCAAATTCTGGCCTTCGGCACGAATTTCTTCCCAGTGCGCCTGCAGCGGACTCAGGTCGGGGAAGTCGGCCGGATCGAGATAGGGTTTGTTGGGGATTTTCGAAAACAGATAAAGAAAGCAATTGATCGGCGCCAGAAACGTCGAGTGATCACTCAACTGGCGGCCCAGCTTATGGCGTACTTGGCCACGCAGATGAACATACGCAATAGAGACAACGTAGATAACGGCAATGATCAGTTTCACGGAAATCGTCACACGTCAGAAGAAAACAAACTGCGCCCTGTACCGGCGTGCCGGTCCCCAGGTCTTGTGCAGCGGCTGAAAACGAAACAGCGGCCCTGTAGCGCCATCGAGCTGCTCCGACGATCGGCGCTCAGCCGACGGATGGCATTTTAGCCACAGTTTGTAACCAATAGTTAACCTGTAACTGCGAAAATCTGTCTACAAAATCCGCCGAAATGTCACTGCGGCCTCAACGCCCTATCGTTTAAAGAGCCAGACCAGTACAATCGCCGCCAAACTTTACGCGCCCCCAGGTTGAAAGCGGGAAATCCCCCTTTCAGCGCACGTCGACTCGGGCCAGGCGCGCCACATGCTGCTGTCCACTTAATGCCAGATGGAACTTCCACTGCCGACCGGGATGAATGTCCCGCTGTCCGGACAGTGGAAACGGGTACTGAACCGGTACTGCCGCAACCCTAGCTACTCTGAATGCTTCGCAGGAAAAACCTTTGATTTCTACAGCTAACATCACGATGCGATCTTCCGCGCGTCGCGGTGAAACGTCAAGCGCAGGAAAATCATAGACTTACGCCGCATCGAGTCGCAACAGATCACCATAAAAAGCGCCAGTTGGTATCAGAATTGGTATCAGAATCGTGTGCTGAAGGAAGCGATTTCGGTGAGTACTACCTTATCAACGCTCAGGGCGATCTGGAGTTTCTGGGGTGAAAACGGCAGTTTCTATACGGCTAAAAAGACTCATTGAAGGCTATCCATCGATCGGTCAGCGTCCGCTTTTGCGTACGCCAAAAAACTCCTTGAGAGGAGCGGCTTTGAGAGACCTTGGCTTGCGCTTCCAGCTTGATACAGTCACTTGAGATAATCATACTCGCGCCTGATGAAAATGATGCCATCGGTAGAGCAAAGGGAAAGCATGAGCAAAGTAACCAAGAAATCAGTCATTGGTGTTTCTATCGCCATTGCCGTCTCCATCTCCGCCATCGCTGCTGGACTTCATTTTCAGAAACAAAGCCGATATGCCTATAACGCCGCTGTGGTCGAGAAGCTTAAGACCTTGCCGTTTGAGACCAAAGCACTCACTGATGAGCAAAAGTCCAAGGCGCTAGATGTCAACCAGGTCAAAAACCGCGCTTTGGTAACTGCCGGCCTTGCTCAGAACTATGACTTACCCGAATTCACACGGGAATATGTGCTTCTTCACAATGAAAATAAGGACAGTCCAAAAGATGAGTTCGAAGCACGTCGACGCTCATCAGAAGGCAGATCTGCTGGCGAAGAGGCCTTCAGGCAATACCGGGCCGAGTTTGAAAAAAACGCGCCTCGATTCCTCACAGGGAACGCTGTCATCACACTAGGCCCCTATGATTTCAAGGCCCAGGCTTTCAGTGTGAGAACACCGCAAGGTCGTGGAGGGCCCTTCCCAGCTGCATTTTTCCGGAATATCGGCGATCCAGGCCTGGTGCGTGGAGCTGGCTCCAGCAGTTTTGAGCGAACAGTCTCCGCAACAAGAGCCTATCAAGTCTCCCCACGCATGTGGGCTGTTCGTGAAAGCGTTGCAAAGGACATCGACACTGAACGCTTTGCAGTCTATGCAAAAAGCTATTTTGATACGTTGTTCTCTACGTCAACGGGAAAGGGGTTGATGCTCTACTGCGTCCAGGTCGATTTGTTTGCAGATCCTGAAATGACAATCCCCCTAGGTTCCCAAGGCTGCAACAGCTTCAACATCACAAGACTCTAATTTTCCAACGTAGCCAAATCTCAATCATAGGGATTCGAACCCCTTCTAGCGCTCTTGTAGACCGCTTAAGGCCAGAAATTACGGTGCTTTCACCCTTTTCTCATGGCGTCCTACGGTCTATGGCGGCCCTGAATTTGCCCTAATTTTGCCCTAAACCTCTTCGCCGCTGCCGCTGCTATGCTTGAGTTTCTCGAAAGGAGCCGAACCATGTCAGCTGATTATTCGCTAACGGATGTACTGACTAGGATTTACCACAACCAACTGGCGCTCGAGGCAGCCGTGATGGAGTTGACCCTCTGGGTGGAGCTGCGAGGTTCAGCAGACGTTGGGGGAAATGTTCGCGGCGCGCTGGAGACAATTGGTGAAAACGCAGGCCATATCAAACAGGGCCTGGCTCGACTTAAGGGTATGGATCTTGGCTAGGCGTCAAATTCGAGGGGACTTCATGGTCGCCTCTGGTAAGCCTGACGACTGCCAATATAAAGCGTCTTGTTAGACCGCTCGCGGCCCAGGCTGTGTGAAAACGCATGCGCCGTTTTGAAGTCTGCGTTGCTACGTAAAATCTGCCAGCGTTTGGTTAATCAGCAAGCCCGAAAATTTGCGTAGGAACGCGATTTTCGCTCCAATTCTGGCTGTCCAACCGGATCAAAAACGTTTTCACACAGCCTGGGCCAATAGCTGCCGATCATGAGGGTATAGTTCTCGCGAGTTGATGCCACTATTGGAGGTTTCAGTGTGGAACGCCTCGCGAAACAGCTTTAGTAATTTCCTGCCCGCTCTTCAGCATAATAATTACATCGGTTGGCAGGGAAGCACTCTGCATGTTATAGCAATTATCAAGTAGGCAACACTGCCCGATGCACGTCATCAACTGTGGAAATCAAAAATTGCCCATGACTTTACCGCTATCCATTGGATAGCAGTAAAGCATCACGCCTTAGACAGCACGATTTAATCTCTTGCTCATTGGACCAAGCTAAAATCAGTCCATAAAATTAGCAAGTAACTCACCAAGCTCCGCATCATCCAAAATACACCACCGAATAAAAGCAGAATAAGGCGCGGATCTATGAATGAGCTTTTGCATTCGCTCCAAACTTATTTCTCTTTCACCATCCGTGGACACGGGATCATAATAAGAGTTGATTTGATCTAAGAGAAGATTGTACTGATCGAAAACCTTACGACGAAGGAACGCCCCTGAGATTTTTTTATTAACTGTATGATCGCTATTGTACACCCGCTCTAATAGCTGCCTACTCAATTCGACTTTCGAATCAGCGGACATCGATACCAACTGAACAGCCTTAGCATATGGAGTTATCGGTGGAACATGCCTAATCGCTCGAAACACATCAGCTGCCTCATCACAGCAATCTAGAATGTCGTCAAACTCTGCAAGCTTTATATTATTGCATCGACTACAGGCTAGATAAAGATTACCCCAGTCAAACTTTCTATTTTCATCCCCCTTGTGAGGATGAAAGTGCTCTACATTTATGTCGTGCGGCTCTTTTGTTTCACAAATGTAGCATTTATCAAAGAAAATGCTACATAGCTCCATGTATACATCATTGCCGTCGTACCTCTGCTTTGCTGCAAGTGAAGCGGGCACCCCTGGAGTTCTCACAGCATTGAACATTTAAACCCCCTCCTTCTTGCTTTTGCTTATAACTAGCCTAGCCTTCTTAAGAAAGAAGGCCGACTCACTATCTAAGTGCTGTTCGTGCTCACCAATTTCACGAACATAGTGCTCTAGCTTACTAATATCGACATCAGGAGATAGAATCATTTCGCCCAGATCAACTATCATTTCCTTCAACACTTCAGAAACCGGTGCAGTGTTGAATAATCCTGACAAAATAGATTCATACGAATACATAGACAGGTCTTCGACTTGTTCAAGAGTTGACAAGTCATATATCACAGCCTCTCTGACCGAGGAGACTACAAATGGCGAATGCGTAGAAACAATGAACTGAATTTTTGGAAACGATTTAGTTAAAAATGAAAGGATTTTACGTTGTAGAGAAACATGAAGGTGAGCATCTATTTCATCAATTAGCACCACACCATAAACATCATCAATGGCATTGGAGCTTAACTGAATTTTGGTGAGCAGGTTCGCGTATATTGAAAAAATCGATGAAAATCCAGAAGAAAGCTGCTGAAGCCGATACTGTGCCTTTCCTTGCTGCCTTATATAAAATGACTGGGCTCCATAGTCAAAATGCAATCTTAAACTAGGATCTTCAAATAACTCCTGAAGATCATTTTCAAGTTTTTCAAACCACGCACTAATAGATTTCGCTTCGCCTGGGTTGTTGCCTATGTTAGGCGATTCAGCAAAAGCCTGGGCGGTTTTTTGGCTTACCAAATAATCCTCAAATAATACTGACGCATCAAGTACCTCAAGTACTTCTTGCTTTAGTACATCTTTACTCTTTGAAGAATTGGACGTTCTAATACTAGCTTGGCGTGTAGCCTCAAATTTAAGAAGCACAGCTCTTTGATTGTGATAATCGATTGTGAATTGTTCAAAATTATCAATTACTGCTGGTGGCAACTGCATTTGTACTAGTTGCACCTGAGCAACCTTCAGCGCTTTCAAATAACCCTGGTATTGTGCATTGGCTTCAGACATTTGATCAAGCTGGTAAGTATAGCCACGTATGTTTTGTTCCAGCTCATCAATCGATGATGTATTCTCTCGCGTAATAATACGCTTAGACAAATATTCAAAAATTCCATTAATGAATTGTGTTTTACCACAGCCATTCACGCCAGTAATTATTAAATTTCGATTATTTAGTTCTATCGAGGCCATTTTTCCTGAACTTGGTATCTCTGCGTTTATTTGACAAACATTGTTCAACATACGCTTTCATCTCGATATAAATAAAACCCGGACCAGGGACGTCACCCCGAAGACCATTAACTCGTGAAAATAAAATTCTGAACGGCTCACGATCAATTCGAAAGCTAGCATACCTTCGCTACAACCTGCCTTAGAATTGCCTTTTTTGACCAGCATCGACCCTAAGCGGACGATCCCACATCTACCAAGCGACTGTTTAGGAACGACCGCCGGAGTACGTGCTCGACTGCCTTGTTGTGGGCGACAGCAATTGGCGCAGGCTTTCGCGATACTGTTCGGCCGGTGCTTCGTAGGTAACCTCGACAGCAGCATCGTAGTTTTCTCGGATGACGGACTCAATCTCAGCATTGTCCGCACGGAAGAACTCTTTGCGCCCGTTGACCTTGTTTATAAGCCAAGTGCATCAGAACAGTCCGCCCAAAACTGCAGGCTCCCAGTTCATGATCACCAGTTCGCCACTGACTTCAGCTTTCCCCTGCCGCTGATTCGTAGTGCTGTAACGGATCTCCAATTTCTCGAAGTGAAACCCTTCAAACACCCGCCGAATGTCCGGGTGGTCATTGATGCTGACCATAACCTTGCCTTTGCAGCGGCGCATGAAGTCGGCCATTCGCTCGTAGTTCTCGAACGGAAAGTCCACACCGTATCCGACGGTCTGCCAGTAAGGCGGATCCATATAGTGAAAGGTATGGGCACGGTCGTAGCGTTCTGCGCATTCGAGCCAGGGTAAGTTTTCGACGTAGGTGCCAGACAACCGCTGCCAGGCGGCCGAGAGGTTTTCCTCGATCCGCAGCAGGTTGATGGCCGGGCCGGTGGTCGCGGTACCGAAAGTCTGCCCAGTGACCTTGCCGGCGAAGGCGTGGTGCTGCAGGTAGAAAAATCGGGCGGCGCGCTGGATGTCGGTGAGGGTTTCGGGGCGGGTCATCTTCTGCCACTCGAACACCTGGCGCGAACTGAGCGCCCATTTGAATTGGCGCACGAACTCTTCGAGATGGTTCTGCACGACGCGGTACAGCGTCACCAGGTCGCCATTGATGTCGTTGAGGACTTCAACGGGCGCGGCCTGGGGTCGCATGAAGTAAAGCGCGGCACCGCCGGCAAAGACTTCAACGTAGCACTCGTGAGGTGGGAAAAGTGGAATGAGGCGGTCGGCCAGGCGGCGTTTGCCGCCCATCCAAGGAATGATGGGTGTGGACATTGATTGCAAGACCTTTACTGTATGGATAAACAGGTGCTAGGCTCTCCGCGCTTTGTGCACGGAGCAAGAGCCTTGGCTGGACTTGCAGGGACCATCTGCGGGGACGGCGGCCGGGCTGAATGTTGACGCATCCAGACCGGTCGCTCTTTTTAACGTTGATGCTGAGGTCACGAAGCCGAAATGCCGACCCAGCAGTTCGTCACCTTCCTCTCGCCTAATCGCAACGCCTAAACTACTGTATATAACACCAGTCATCGTAAGGTGTGACCGTGGACCAGTACGAAATCGAAGACACCAGCGATTGGCTCGGCTACCCGACGCCGCTTGAAACCTGCCGGCATCAGCTCCGAATCTATGAAAACGAAGTAGAGGAGCTGACCCTGCAACTGCGCCAGGCTCGGGAAAAGATCTTCAATCTGGTCGAAATGCACACCGAGGTGGCAGGTGAGCGCGATACGCTGCGTGCACAACTAGCCGCAGCCAAAGCCGAATCATCCCGCCTACAGGTCGAAAACTCCGAGCTATCTGGAAAAGTCCGCAGCCTGTTACTCGTTTCCGATCAGAGGGATCACCTCTTTCGAGAGAACCAAAAGCTACTCATAGAGAAGAGGGAACGGCTCTCAGCGCGTTGATGTACGCCTGACAAGCCCCGAGTGCGATTAGTCCTTGGTCGCCGGTGTCGGTGATGTCGATAATTCGTCGAGCATGCGCTGGGTCAAGTTGGGCTCTTGCGGCGACATGAACCACGCCGCCGGCGCCGGTATCGGCTGGCACTGAACAGCCACTGGCTGAATCCGTAGCGTCGAGGAGGACTGACAGCCGCAGATCAGCAGTGGCAAGGCGATCGCGCACGCGAGCCTGTTTCGATCGAACATCGCTCAATTCCTTGTAGTGGGTTTGTTCACTGGCCGACAGCCGCTGCTCGAGGGCGAGACGTTTGTCCTGCTCGGTCCGTTGAGCGGTGGCGGCGGCATTGCTGATGGTTCTCAGGTCGGACTGGTGCAGCCCGGCTTGCTCGGCCAGCCACTTCCCATAGCGCCAGTCCTGAACCTTCCAGATACCAGCAGCGGTGGCCAGCACCAGAAGCAAAACGCCAGCCAGTGCGATTTTCAACGCGGCAGGACTCATGGCACATCCTTGAAAAAGACGTGATGACCGAGGCTCAACGTCTGCTTGGCGCCCTTCACCCAGATCGGTGGCTTGGGCATGGTTGTCGCGTAATAGTGCGTGGCGCCACCGGTGGGATCTGGCACCTTTCCATCGATCACCTGGTCAGCGGCAATCCGTGCCTGAGCAAACTCGCGGAACGGAATCTGCTTGGCGCCACTCAGGTAGGCGAAGTTCGGGTCGTTCCTGTTCCAGCAACTGAACTGGTAGGGCTTCTGGCACACGCCGGCATAGCCTTCACCCCACCACGATCTGTCCTTACCATCGTCCACACGATTTCGAATGGTCCAGGCTACGGCGATCTGGCCGACCAATGATTCGCCGCGAGCCTCACCCCACAGCGTGCGAGCAAGGATGTCTCGTTCTCTTTCAGTGACGGGCATACTTTTCTCCAAGCGAAAAAATACCCGCTCAATGGCGGGCTATTGATCAACTGCTAAATGTCAGCAGTCGGTGCAACCTTCGAACTCGGGCAGGGTCTTTAGGTATTCGTAGGCTTGTTCCACAGGGTTAGAACCAAGGAGGCTATAAGGCGCCTCGAATGAACTGGAACTGAGCGGCTCGTGCTCCGCCGACGCCATGATCTGAGCAACGAACACGAACCTGGTATTGCCAGGCGCGATGGTCGGCGTCACAACCCTGACATAAGCCTCCTCAACGACAAGCCCACGGAAGCTGATATTTTTTTTCAGAGCCATATCAATTATTTCCTAATAGTATTTTTGCTTGATGTTAATCGTCAGAAAACCATCAAGGACCTGAAATAAACATTTATCTAAGTAATCTTCAAAAAACCGCCAGTATCTTTAAATACTGCATTTGGTACGCCGGGGACGTCCGTGCTCAGATCAAATATACGCACCCGACCAGATCCATCTAACTGTATCTTGTTAACCCCATTTTCTTGCAGTGTCACCGGCCGACCGGCGGCGGAGCTTAGCGTTATATCCCCTGTTGCATTGACTGCCACCGACCCGCCGTTGGCCAGCAATCGGGCGCCTTTCCCGGCAGCCGCGACAACGGTCGTATTGAACACGTCCCCGCGTAAGAATCCACCACCGGGTAATTTGAGATCACATTGTCCGGACGTGCCCAGGTTCGTATCAACTGAACCATTCTTGTGATGCACCGCAACCCCGTTTTTATGTGTTTCCATTACGACAGTTGTGGGGCTATTCAGGGTTACGGTAGATGGCAGATCAGTACCGGAGGTTCTATTTGTTGGAAGTATAACTTGCGAGTTATTAGCGCCGGCAGTTACCTCTATAACACCATTTTCGCGAGTTTCTGCAATGACAGAGAGGCATTTATCCATGTAAATATCTCGCTGGGTTGCAGGCGCCCCAACTGTTGGGTAATGCCGATTACCTCTTGCTTCAATCTTTGAACACTTAAAAAAATCGGAATCATGGCCGATATGTATATCGTGCAAGATGTTTTCAAAAGTGTTTTTTTGTGCCGTACAATCCCTAGCGTTGTTAAATCGAACCCCGATACCATTAGGTAAATGTGCGGCAGAAGAACCAAAGACATGCACGCCCTCAGATATTTTACCCTTCCCAATATGAAACCCGGTCGCAGCAGATGCCCCAATTGATAACCCGAGGGCTTTACAGGCAATGAACATGCCTTCGTTAGCCTCCATGGTTACAAATACGTCTTCCTCTATGTCGTATCGAGTGATTGCCTGCCAGTCTCGGCAAGTCCAGCCCTGCGATACTGTACCGCCGCCAACGCCGCGATCCAGGGTAAGGATGTTTTTTCGGAAGTTGAAGCTGCGAATGTTGGAGAATACGCAATTGTCATTGAGCGCATGCCCGATGAATCCCCGCGCGCCTGTGTTCATGTGGTCAAAACCCAGATCACGCATACCCACTGCTGGCCGAATAATTTCGTAACCATCCAGCTCTGGACTTGCGGATACCATGTACTCGCCGTCAGTCCATGTGTTCGCTGCTTTGATGATAGTCGAGAACGGACCAGCACCACTCAAAGTAATCAGTGGCCAGAGTTTAATGCGGCTGCTTATTGCTAAAATACCTTTCGGCAGATTAGCCTTAACACCACCGGTATATGATGCTGAACCAGACTTGACGAAATCTTTATAGTCATTCAGGAACTCTTGAAGCTCCGCGGTAGTGTCATTATTGCCTGTAATGTCATGACCGTTGTAGTCAAGGATTGATGGGATATCCTTCGAGATCTTGGTGCGCAGGTCGATGCCGGCCCCCCAGGCGATCATCCGCGGGCCATTGCCCGGATCAGCCAGGTACTGCTGAATCTGCTGTCCATCGGCATTTGGCGTCAGCCATACAATCCCGCTATAGACTCGTTCAATATCCAAGGCGGTATTGAAGTATCGATCGCCCGCCGCTAGTGGCTGCCCCAGAGGATTCGTAACAGGATCCGCTGTTAGGGGGCCGAAGTTTCGCCCGGCGTATGCCATGGCACCTTCGGCAAATATTCTTGATGCTTCGGAAAAGGCCTCTGCGTTATCTGCGTATTGCTGAGCCGAATGCTCAACCCGATCTAACAGGTATCGAGTGGGAATTCGCTTGCCGGTATCAACAGCAACCCCGTTAACATTTTCATAGATTGCGTATGCGGCTTCATCTTCGGGAGCTAATACCTGAAAAATCTTGCCGCTGGTAGTCGCAGCAAGACCTTGGGCAACCGAGCGGTAGACGCCGTTGGTCAGGGCCAACACATCATCAGGGTCCGTTACGACAATGTCCCTGATCAGAGGTGCCGAGTACCCACCACGATGAATATGCACGTCAATCCGATTGGTGCTTGTGTAAAAAAAAACTCGGGCATTTTTGTCAGCAAGAAATGGGTTACCCAAGGGGATATTGCCTAGGGAGTCCAGAAACAACGCTGCACGTGTCTGAGTGCCACTCACAAACACATCGACCGTTGCACCGGGCACCAGTGCGCCGTCCTCGGCCCGGGCGGCGAAGAATTGAATGGGTTGCATAATGGCTCTCTATCAGGTGTGAAAGGTGATCGCCGGAGCGAAATTGAGCTGACTGCGCGTGCTGCTCCAGGTGTCGTAAGCAGCGGCACAGAGGTAATAGGTGGTGCCGGCAATCAAGCCGGTGATCTCCCCAGAACGGGACGCCCCCTGATAGCCAACCGTTCCGGCAAAGGTCGGGTCGAAATCAGCGACGGTGGAATACACGAACATGTAACCTGCGGCGTCTGCTGCGGGGCTGGCATCGCAGCTCACATCTGCCGTGGTGCCGTGGACCGTCGCCGCTGTGCCGGTCACCGCCTGCGGCGCCGTATTGGTCACCAACATCGAAGCCAACGGCGCGCTGCCGGCAGCGTTACGCTCGATGATCTCTACGCGGTAACTGCGCAGCAGCGCACCGTCGACCAAGGCGTCCGCTTGCTGGTAGGTGAAGGCCGTGCCGGTGGTCGATACCTGACGCAGCAACGCATTACTGCCAGCGTTGCGGATCCGCACCAGCCGATCCTCCGCGCGGGCACCCGCCGTCCAAGTGACGGTGAAGTACGGCGCTTCGAATGAGCCGACCAGCGCCAGGTTCTGTGCCGGCGCCGGTACCACCCGCGCTGGCGACAAGGTGACGCTATACGCCGAGACGTCCGCCAAATCCTCCAGCGCACGGCCGTACACGTTGAACGAACGAAACTTGACCCACACGGTTCTGCCGATTTGATCTTGGGCATACCTGTATTTCCAGACGGCATCATCTAATCGCACGAAGGGTGCCCCGGGCGGATGACTGGCCACCGCCGTGCCCAGCCGGCCACGTCGCAGGTAACCCAACTGGTAAGCCCCTACGCCGGTCAGCGTTGCATCGCGGTAACTGAGCAGTTCCCCGTCCACCCAGCAAAGGGTGGCGCCGCTGTCCGCCTCGGCGGTCGTCGCGGCCGTCAATTCATCGGTGGTCGCCAGTTGCACGGACAGGATATTCACCGTGTCCGGGTCGCTACCGGCGGCCAGTGGCGCCGAGAGCGTTCCCATCCGTGCCCGGCCATAGATGGTTTCGGCCAGCCGATAGCTGTCACCGTCGGCACTGATCCAGATCTCGCAGCCACCCCAGCTGGGGCTCGCGCCGGCCACTGCGCCCCACACTTGCAACTCACCGGTAAGCAACAGGCTTTCCGGTGGATTGAACATGATCGGTGGCAACACCGGACCGGGCGCGACGTTCTGATTGCTCTGAAAACCACCCTTGCTTTGCACCGGGTAATTCGGCGCACTGCCGACGCCCAGCAACGCATCCTCGGCCACCACCGCCAGCTTGCCCTCTTCGTCCTCCTCGACCGAGATCAAGCGGACCAAACGCTGGTGCAGCTTCAATCCCGGCTCGGTGATGGTGACCAGGTCCATCGGTTCCAGCAGCACATGCTGCCAGCCCAGGGAGAACTGGTACTCATTGCGCACGTAGAGTTTGCGCTGTACCAGTAACTGCGCAGCATGAGCACCGATCGCTACGTCGCAAATCTCATAGGCCTTGATCGTCTCCATTGGCCGCGAGCCGAACTGCTCGATGGCCGCCTGATCGGTGCCGCGCACCACATCGGTGTTGTACTCGTGAGCGCGATCGAGAATCTCCAGCGAGACTTCGTTGTAGCTGTCCGCCTGACTCTTGATCTTGAGTGAGACCGGTGGCTCACCCGCCTCGGTCAGAAAGTCATCATCGGTGAGGTCCGCCACCGGCGCGATATCCGGGAACCAGGACACACCGTTGCCGGTTACGGCCTGATCTCCATACGGGATGACCTTGAGCTGACCTGCCGACCAGACCAACTCGCTGTTGGTCAGCTGCAGCCAGCGAGCGATTGCCTCTCTGGCCGGGGACTGCTCATCGAGCACCGGGCTCAACAACAGGTTTTCCGCCAGGCAGTAAGTGCGATAGTTGCTCAGGTCGGCAATCCACGCTGGGTTGAATCCGATGCCGTCCAGAGGGTCGAGCAGTAGTCCTGGCAGGAACTCCCCGGGATTGGCGTCCGGTAGACCCGGCACCTGATATGGACCATCAACTTCAAAGGTGTGGTTCTGTACCCCGGCGCTGTCGTTGAGCAGGTATCGACCGGCGTACACATAGGCCGTGTCCGCATAAGCGATGGCCTCGGTGGGATGCTTGGTCTGAAGAAATCCCCACACCGGCTGGTCACGCGTGCCCTGCGCAAAGCTGAATCCCGCCTGAGCCAAGGCCGACTGGGGCACCCCATTGATGACCGCGCTGGTAAACACCTCCTTGTCGCGGAAGATGCGGTGAACAGCCCCCAACGTCCCGCGACCGATCGCGAGGATCAGCGCCGCGTAGTAGGTGTAGGTGGTGTCTTTTTGGGTCGCACCGCCGCCGCCCTTACCACCCGATTTTTTCTTCGTGGTTTTCGCCACGGCTTCAAAGTCGGTGTAGTAAATCAGGTTGGGACTGATGCGATTGCGGCCGGCGAGCCAGGCGATTGGTTTGCCGCTCGCGCTGCTCTGGACTTGCAGCGCATTGATACGCGTGGCGCTGTTAGAGATCGTGGTGCTGCTGCCCCCCATCGCTGACTCCATATAGATTGAGTGTGTAATAACGCACCAGCTGGTTGGCCAGCCGTTCTTCGCGCATGTCCGCGTATTCCACGCCGATATCGCGGTAGGCATGGATGACCCGGTGTTCATCGACCACCACCGCGCCGTGGCTGTAGGTGCGGCCGAAACGCCATACCGCCATATCACCGCGTTGAGGCGTATCCACGGGGTGGCCGTACCGATCGAGCCAGTCCAGGTAACGCTCCTCGCTGCGATGCAGGTGCCAGTCCTGGGCGTAAGGTCCTGGGTCGATTAAGGGCATCAGCCCGACCGCGTTGTAGACCTCGATCAGCAGCCAGGCACAGTCAACACCGACACCCAGCAAGTGCTGACGGTGCTGATATGGTGTGCACAGCCAGCGTTCTGCCTCGGCCACCACGGCCGCTCGCTGTTGAGCTTCGAGCCGGTTCATATTGACGTCTCCGCGACCGGGATAAAGGGCATACCGCGATAACGCGCGCGGTTGCCGAACTTGTTGGTGCAGGCATCCAACGTGCGCGGGCAGCCCGGATAAATCAGGAACTGATCGCCCGGTTCAGGAACAGCGGGTACCCCGAGAATCATCGTGACCGCGCCGTCACCGGTCTGGCGGCGTACCGTACGCGCCACTCCAGCGTTGGCCCCGTTGACGAAGCGAATCACGCCCTGGTCGAACCAGCCCTGATCCGCCGTCACGTTGGAGTTGATGCGCAGGGCGGTATTGCTGCCAGCCTGGACGATGCCAGCAGTCTGGAACAACGCCCGATTCACCCCACAATCAGCGCTGTACACCGTGCGCAGGCACGACGGCTGATACACCCCGCGGGGGACTTTGGTATCGAGCAACTCCATCGGCGACTTAACTGTCACGGTCGCTTGTTCGCGATCGGCGGGATCGACCTCTGCCACCCGGCCGATGAAGCGCGTCACCGCTCCAATCACTGGCTTACCCCAATCCGCCATGAAGGCCCGGGCCAGAATCAACGTGGCGCCATCGAAACCACCGCCGGCAATGAACGGCAACACCGACTCACCCAGCACCGTATCGCTCAGGCCGGCGGTAAAGGTGACATTTAAGGTGTCCACTTCGATACCGCGCACGGCTCGAACCCCGGTGCGCTTGATCAGTGGGCCGGCGGCCGAGTAATTCTGCCCGGCGTAATAAATCTGTAGACCGGCATCGGTGTAGCGCAGCACCTGGCCGCTGGCCAAGGCAATCGTGTACAGGTCGGCCATCACAAAACTGCGCGCCGTAGCCAGGAACTGCTTTAACTCTGGGCTGGCATCGATCATGGCTTGATACTCGTAAAGGCGACGTTTTTCATTTCCCAGATCGTTCGGAAAGGTTGTGCGCCATCCAGCGAGTCGGCATCGAAGGCACAGCGGAAATAGAAGGCGCCGCTCCACACCAGAGACGCCCCGTTCGGTGGTGGCACGGCAAAGGTGACCAGACCCAGTTCATCGACGCTGTAGGCCAACGTCAGAACGCCATCCACCGCCAGAGCATCAATGTTGACGACGCCATACACCGGCTCGACCCAACCGCCGACAGCGCGGGAAAGCTGAAACCTGACGGTGGTGCCGTCACCGGTACCGAACCGGTGAAGTGTCACCAGGTGATCGGAGCGATCGAAGTACAGGAACTCGCCGAACTGCCCTTTGCGGCTGTTGAAGAAGTCCACCAGCCGCGACCACTCATCCAGCCCCGGACGCTTGCGCACCGCGTTGTAACTGATCTGGAATGACCACAACGGTGCCGAGTAATACGCGGTGGTGCGACGTCGACCGCTCGCCGCCCTTTGCACCCCCGTGCTCCACTCCGGTGCCTTTTTCGACAGCAGTGTTTGCCCCGGTAAGCGCGGCAACACCTCGTCGCTCATCTCACCGACGTCTGGAAAACTCGCGATCCAACGTGGTGGCCAGAACGGACCTAATGGCATGATTTCCCCCTATGCCTTGATGGCACCGTTGCGCCGCATTTTTTGCATTTCTTCGGCAAACGCCCGGGCATTGCGCCGGATATCTGCCGGCGTCATCCGGCCGCTGTAATCGTTGTAGTGATAGGTGCCACCGCCACCCAGTTGCCCGTCGCCATTCGCCGCCTGGCGGATGACGTTGGCGTACTGCTTGGGCAGAACCATTTCCTGTTCGTGGAGCTGGGTCATCGGGTTAGTACCCGCCGGGATGTCGTAGCCGCCCTCGGCAGACGCCACGTTCTTGACCATCCCGAACACAAAGGCGCCGGCCGCCGCCGCGGCAGCAACACCCAGCACGGGGCCGATGATAGGAATCGCCGACATCGCCGCGAAGGCACCGGCCATGGCCTGCCAGGCACTGGCGATGATGTTCTTGATCGTGGATGCACCCCAGATCGCGACGGACATCGCCGCCCCGCCCGCCTCCGCCGCGGTTCGTATGCCTACGCCGGCAACCGTTGCGCCGGTTTTCGCCGTCTCACCGAAAACCCAGGCCATCAACGGCTTGGTCACCATGTTCTCGATGAACGCACCACCAATGCTGCTGAACAACCCATTCATCAACCCTTGGGTGCTCATGGTGCCGCTCAGGATTCCATTCATGGCGCCGGACCAGCTCCCGCGCAAACTATCGACCATGCCCGTCCAGTTACTCCGGGACTCCATCGTCTGTTGACGGCCAATTACCGCCAGGCTGTTGCGGTGGGTCTGCTCCAAGGCTTGAATCTGCTGCTGGACCTGCTGCAGGGCGACCGGGTTGCGGTCGGGATCCTGCTCCAGCAACGCCTTGCGCTGGACCAGCGCCTGGGCCTCAATCGCATACCGCTGTTTTTCAAACTCTGCCTGGGCCTGCAGCAGTTGCCCCTGAGTGATCAGGTTGGCCTGCAGATCCAGCTGCGCCATCTGCTCTGCATGGGCAACGTCCGCCAGCCGGGCCTGCTGGTCGGCGCCAAACTGTTGCTGCTTCATGTTAGTGATCTGTTGCTGTTTCTCCCGCTCGATCGCCACCACCTCGGAGGCCGCCCGCTGGTACTCCTGGGAGTCCAGGCCATAAAGCAGCCGACTGCGATCCAGCGTCTGTTGCGCGATTTGCAGCCGAGCGTCCATGTTGTGGCGGTACTGCTGGGCCTGGGCTTGCAGATCGGCAAACGCTTTGCCTTCGTCCTGACGCCGAAGCCCGTTCAAGGCGCCCAGGTAGTTGCGCTGCACCGTGAGCCTTTCGGAGGCACTGAGGTCAGTCCGTTTAAGGATGCCCTGCCAGTAGTCCATTTCCTGCTGTTGCGAGAACTTCAGAAAGGTCCCCTGCTCCGACTGCAACTGCGCGTGCGCAACCTTCTGCGCATCCAGCGCTTCAGACCACTGACTGACCCGGGATTTTGTCGGCCCAGTCGGCGCGGTCGGAGGGTCCGTTTTCGCCGGCGGCGGTGTGGTCGTTTGAATCAGGCTTTTACGATGCTCGACGGCAGCGGCGTAGGCTTGTTCAAGCTTGGTCAGCCGCGCGATCTCAATGCCATAGGCGGTTGGCGCGATGCGCCCTTGCTGGGGAGCCTTGGTCAACGCGGTATCGCCGGTCGCCGCCATTTCCGCGACCTTGGCTCGCTGCGCCTCGATTCGGGCCATGCGCGAGCGCATGCCAGCGTCTACCTGATCGATCTTCGTAGAGGTGAGTTGCATACTCTCCAGCAACAGGCGCTCTTCCTGTAGCGAGCCCTCCAGCTGGGCCTTACCACCCCCACCCCGGGCGCCTTTGTTGCCAACGTTCTCCAGCATCACTTCCATCCGGGCGATGTTGGCAGCCACCTCCTCGACCGTGACGCCGGTCCCGCTCATGGATTTCAGCAGATTGTTGAACCAGGACGCCGTTTCAGCCAGGTGCTTGTTCAGGCTGATGAAAGCCGGTTCGAGAATGGTTCCGATGGTGACCTTGAGTTCGTTGCTCTTCGAGTCGAGCTCCGCCTGGCTCCCCGTTAGCCCTTCGGCTGCCTTCTTCGCGTTACCGACCTGTGCCTCGGTCTGGCTCATGATCCCGTTGTATTCGGCTTGGATCTTTTGCGAGTCGCCCAGCTTGTCACGCGCCGTGCCGATGCTCTTGGCGTATTCGTCCCACATTTTCGCGACGTTTTTCGTTACGCCAGCGTTATCGACCAACTGCGAGTTTTCGTTTTTCAGGCCCTCTGTCGCACCCACAACAGCTTCGGACATGCTGAGGTTGGCCTGACGGTTAAATGCCGCGGCGTCTTTCAAGCGATTGATGACCGACACTGCCTGGTCGACGCTGTAGCCGCGACTCAGCAGGTTCTGCAACGCCTTGGCCGCATCCCCGACGCTAATCAAACCATCCGCTGCCAGTTTGTTGGCCTCATCCATGGCCCGGCCGATACCGACGCCCGCATGATTGGCCACCGCTTCCAACCCGCGATAGGCCGCCTGCTGCTGGATCGCCGCATCCTTGCTGTCGCTGACCAACTGGCCCAACTTGAAGGCGCCGATCCCAAACACGCCCAGAATGCCCGCGGCTACGCCGCCCAGCCCAGAGCGCATTACGTCCGCGACACCCGCAAAGGCGTCATTCACCGCCGGGCCAAACTTTCCGATCTGGGTCTGACTGCCCACCATGTCCGTGTTGATGGCCCGCAGCTCTCGGCTGAGCGTGGTTCGGGCGTCACGCATGTTGCGCTCGATGCTTTCGACTGCGCGGTCAAAACCCTGGGTGCCGGCAGTGAACTGGTACGCGATATTTCTATCCATGCCGGAACCTCTTTATTCAGGCAATAAAAAACTCCGCCGAGGCGGAGTTTCGTTTTAACTCTTAACTTACTTTGGACAAACCATCTTATATACACCATCAAAGGTTGATGGGGCGTCCTCCCTAAATCTCACAAAGGTCCCTGTACTAAAAAATTTTTGATAGCCCTCATATCCACCATACTTATTTTTCGAATTAACCTCACCGCAAATAACTACACCACCATTAGGCAGAGTATTCGGATATAAACCTCTAAACTGAGCAGCATCAGGATCTTTAAGACGGTCCTTTACTAACTCCTGCGCCTTTACGGTTAATTGATATGAATTATCGGCATCCGCCTGTGCGTTAAGAGCAATTATCCCTATCAGTACAGCAACGACGAAACGCATAAGCCAGCCTCCCTGTTGAAGGCCGAGAGGCTAACGCGTTAATACGGGTAGCGTCCAGCAACTACCCCGGCACAACAAAGGCATCCAACGCTCCACGCAAATGCGGCGGCAGTTCGTCGCGCATATCGGCTGCCAGTGCCGCCATGTTGGCCGCCAGATCAGGTGCCGCCCCCTCCGACTGCGTTGGCTTGTATCCGAGATAGCTGGCCACCAGCACATGTACAGGCGGGTGGTGATGCCAGTAGTCGGTCATGTGCCCGACCATGATCATGTCCCAGTCACGCCGTAGCGTGACCGGGCTCTGACCGGTACTGGCGATCAGGTGTGCGTAGAGCTGGCCCCAGTCGAAGGGGCCACCGCTTCCCCCGGTGCCGCATCCCGGACTTCCATACCCGAGGCGCTCATCACCGCATCGAGGGCCTCACGCATGTTTCGCAGATCCAAGAGCGCGGCAACCTCGCCGCGCTCGATTTCGGGATAGTTACGGCGCAATGCGGCGTGCGTCGCATCGATCACGGTCGCGATGCTGTCCTTATCCATGTTGCCCGCCATCACCGAGTTGATGCGGTCCAGAAGTTGCTCCAAGTCCCCCAGAGCCAGCGGCGGAATCACCAACACCTTCCCGGGAAACGCAAACTGGACGCCCGGTACATTCACGACCGTCATTCGCTGGCACTCCAGTACGCGACTTCGCCAAACTCATCGGTGTAGCCGGTGAATTCAAAGTCAGGGATGGTGTAGTCGTCCTGCTTAGTGCCGAAGCCCAGCTTGTTGCTGACGAAGTTCGGCACCCGGACATACATCGATTTGCCCTTGTACTTCAGGTACAGCTCACCCTGGAACACCGGCATATCGCCCATGGGCAAGTTGCGAACCGACAGACTCTTGCCCGTCGAAACGGAGTAGCGGTAGTCGATAAACACCGGTACATCGACATCGGCCGCCGCGAAGCTGTACTCGCCCGTCGAAGGGTTATAGGTGTACTGACCGACTGCAGGAGCGCTCAGCACCCGCTCGAAAGGCACTGCTCCGCCGCCACGTACCCCGAGATCACCTGCCAACAGACCACCCACAGGTGGCGTCACGGTGATCTTGCCGCCGACAGGCACAGGGGTCGGCGTGGTCGCGTGATGCACCAGAACCTGACCGGGCTGCAGGTTCTGGCCGAACACCAGAGCATTCCACTGCGCAAGGCTGATCTGCGCCGCTTTGGCCTTGCCGGACAGCTTGCCCTGGCCGCGAGCGGCATCAACCGCGAACTGCTCGCTACCAAACAATTCCTTGGAGTCGTAGGACAGATCCACCGAGGCTTCCTGCATGATGCCGAGCAGGATGGGGGTCGGTGAGGCCAGCGAGTTGCCATAGGCGTCCATCAGCGGGGTGGCATAAAACAACCCGCTGCCGAATGCAATTTGCATAATGTGTTCCTCAGTAAAAGGTAGGGCCGGACGTCAGGTCGCCGGTATTGCACAGGTAGGTAAAGCGGTAACGCACCATGCAGTTACCGGCTGTGTTGTCCCCGTCTTCCTCGATCCAATCGATGTAGAAGCGCTGAACCCGATCCGCCTCAACAAACGCATCTTCGGCCAGCAGGACGGCATGAACCGCGACCTTGACCAGATCGGCAACCTGATCCCAGGCCTCACCGGTGGTGGTGTCCTCCCGTGCCAGAATTTCAACTGACAGTTCGAACTGGTTACGGTCCACCGAGTGGCTTTCGCGCTCGGTGGTTTCCAGGTCAGGCCGCAGCACGATGGCCGGGGTCATGCCCCGCGTCAGCGCTTCTGTACGGCTGCGAAACACACGATCTCCTGCCAACGTACCGGCAGCCAAGATCAGCGCCTTCGCCTTTTCGACGATGCGTTCTTGAATCGAGGGCATGGGATTTAAACCTTGGTGAGAGAGGCCAGACTGAAAGCGCCGTCATCGATCATGCGCCGATCGCGTACGCGGAAAGTGACGCCACCGACGGTGATCAACTTGGGATTGTTGATGCCAAGGCGTTCGGCCTCGGCGGTGATAACCAGGATCTCGTAGTGGGTGGATTGACTGTTCAACCCACCCATTCCAACGATCTCGTCGGGCATATCTCGGGACGCCAGAAAGGGTTGTCCATCAATCACTCCTCCCACGTCGAAATCTTCCAGAAAGCCCGCGAGATCCTCGTTAAGCACTGCCGCCTTCCTTGGCCTGCGTGCCTTTGCGAGGGACGCTTTCCTGAACTGGCTGGCCGACGGCTTCCGCCTTCACCTCCACCAACTGATGACGAAAACGTTCGGCAACGTCGTCCGGCAATTCGATCTGGCCACCGAGCTCGGTCACCTTGTCGCCCGGGCCGCGAAAGGTTCCGGACACGACGATGTAGGTCTTATTCGCCATCTCTGCCCCCGGCTGCTTTCTCAACCTTACTCACGCGCTGCGCCAGCGCCTTGTCCGGTTCGCCGGGGATCACGATCACCTCCCCCGCCTTGAACTGAACGGCGTCCAGAATGACGTAGCGGCCCTTTTTGCCCACGACCGCCTCCAGGCTGCGCGCACGCGCAGCGGCCTGAGCGTCGGTCAGGATCAACTCACCGCTATACAGCGTGATGGGCTGATCAACTTTGTACTTCGGCATATTGATGTCCTCGATGACGTGTAGGCCCGCGGGCTTACACCAGTTTGTTCAGGACGGCGTACTGCCAGCGACCGAAGCCAACGTTGCGCCAGGTGTCGACACCGTACTGGTGGGCATCGTTGTCGAACTCGTACTCCGAGCCTTCAGCCTTGGCCTTCATCACCACGTCGGTTTCTTGCTGACGAATAAACGCCTTCAAGCGGCCATCAGTACGCAGGGTGACGAACTGGTCCTGCCAGGCGTTGAGGCGGACGTTGCCCACCACGCGCACCACGACGTTATCCGGCATGACGATTTCGCTAATGCTGGTACCGCGGGGAACGCTCAACGCCGCTTGGGCAACGCTCAGCAGGTTGAACGGCACCATCACCAAAAACTCGCGAGCCAGTTCGTTGATCGGCTCGCCCTGATCGTCTTTGAGGCTGGTCAACTGGGTGACCGACTTGGCTACGGCCTGCTGGAATTCTTCGACGCTTGGGGCCGTCGGTGTGCCGTGCACCTTGGCCGGCAGGCTGGCAATGGTCGTGGTGATTTTGTTGGACTGGACACCGCTTTGGCCTTCCTGATGGTCGGTGTCGAAGTAGTACTGCCCGTCATAGCAGACCTGGCTCTCACCGTTGAGCAGCAGCACCGACAAAAGGCGAGCCCAGTGCGCGTTGGTACGGTCGGCCAGCTCGCCCAGGCGAATGCGCAGCTGACCGGTTTTGTCGCGGCGCAGCTCCTTGACCAGGACTTCGATCGTCGCTTCAAAGTGCAGGTTCTCGATTTCGAGTTCAGCACTGTTGAAGCCCTTGGCATGACGCCCGCCGATCCATTCGCGCAGGGTTGGCACCATGCCGATCCATGGATAGGTTTCTTTGGCCTGGTCGGAGTCGAACAGGTTGGACACGGCATCGATCCAGGTGTTACCGACATTTTGTTCGAGCAACTCGTAAAACGTACCGATCACGGCACGACTGGACAGTACTTCAGCACCCATGGGTGATTCTCCTGAAGAAGGATGAATTAAGAAAAAAAGGAGTTGCGCCAGTTGCGCGGGATGTTACGGAGCGACCGGAATGGCCTGCGCAGCGAACTTGACGATGCCAATGCCGCCACTGACGAAGCGGTGCACATGGCCAATGCGGCTATTGCCAGCCGCGGTCAGCACGAAGGTGCCGCTGTCACTGGCATAGACAGCCTTGCCGATGTCCGTGATCGCCAGCGCGGTGACAGCGAGCTGAACCTTGCCGTGCTCACGCGTGCGAACGCGGATCGCGCCGGCACCGCCGATGCGGTTGTCAGCGCCACGATCAGCAAAGCCGGCAAACAGATCACCTGCGGCGAGCGGTCGAGCCAGGCCGCTGGCGGCAACAATGCCGATCGCCGAGCCTTCGAAGATTTGAGCGCCGCCGGCAACGGGCAGATCGTTGATATCCCCCGTCTCGTAAGCGCGTGGGGTGTCGAGGGTAAGTGGCATAGGATTCTCCAGGGCCAGGGGTTAGAGGATTACCAGGTGCTTACTTTTTCAGGACCTTGATCAGGCCTTTTTCGGAAGCGCGGCGATAGCCGTGGTAGGCCTCGAAGGTTCCGAATTCAGTGCGCAACTCCTTGTCGCTGTCCCACGTTGCTTTGGCGCGCTCTTCCAGCGGCGCGTCCGGATCTTCCTGGGTAGCCGCTGGAGCCGCTGGCGGTGTAGCAACAGCCGGTACGGGCTCGGCAGCACTGCTGCGAATATCGGCCAGTGCGTTTGCACGCTTCGATTTCTCGGCACCGATCACCTGTGCGGCGGCTTCGGCACCACTGGTTTTGCCATCGAACTTGAGGCTGGCAATCAATTCTTCATGGCCCGGCAAGCACGCCGCCTCGACAGCCTTGATGCGGTCACACTCAGCACGGGCACCGGCTGCGTGGGCGTCATGTTCCAGGCTGGCCAGCAGCTCGGCATGGTTCGCGGCCAGGTACTCGCGGGTCATGGCCGGCTTGTCAGACGTTGGGGTCGGTGCGGTGCTGCTGTTTGGCGTGGACATGGATCGATCTCCAGAAGAGCTGCCGTTGAATTCGGCGATAAGGTTTTCAAGGGTGGATTCACGGTCAGCCATGCCCAGTTCAACGGCATCAGAACCAATCCGCATGTCGCCCTGGCCGAAGTCGGCCAGCACGGTTTCAACACTGAGGCCGCGATAGTTGGCGACGTCCTCGACGAAGATGTCGGTCAATCGATCGACGTGGGCCTGGGCCTGCGCTCGGCCTGACTCGGTACCGAAATCCGGGCGTTTTTTGGGGCTCTGGCTGCTGACGATCTCGAAACTGCCGTCGTCGCCGTTTTTCTGCACCGTCAACACAGTGCCAATGGAGCCGACCGCGCCGGTGCGGCTCATGACGATTTCATGGGCCGCTGCGGCCATCCAGTAGCCCGCACTGGCCGCGTTGCCGGAGACGTAGGCCACCACCCGCTTGGGCGAGGCGCGGATCATTTGGCCGAACTCCGCGATGCCGCTGGCAATGCCGCCGGGCGTGTCCATCACCAGGATGATGGTGTCGGTTCGCGGGTCGTCGACGGCGGCAGTGAACTCCTTGGCCAGCATATCCAGTGAGGTCGCACCGGACAGCGCCGTAAAGAGGTTGGCGTAGCGGAACACCGGGCCGGTGACGGGCAACAACGCCACGTTGCCGCGCTGTGTCACCGTTCGAGTGTTCTGCAAGGGCTTGCCTTGCCGAGCCTCCAAGGCTTCTGGCCCTTCATTCTCGCGGCGGGCGATGGCAGTGATGGTCTGCAGCATGTCCGGGGTAATGGCCCAGGGCTCGCGTGACACCAGGTCGAACGCCGTCACCCGGTGCACGGGAGGTGCATCGGTTGGGTTGTCGCTCATAGTTAGGTCCGTTCAGGAAGGTCGGGGTTTACGGCAGGCTCATTTTCCGGGCGTGCTGTAGGCGTTGCAGAAAGGCCATCGTCAAGGCGGCGCTTGACCTCCAGCGCCCGCTGTTCGTGGTTTTCTTCCCAGTCGCTGCCGTCATAGAGCATCGATTCCTTCGCCAGCGTGCTGATGCCGATATCAATACGCTTTTCCGCGGCGTTGACGTCTTTCAGGGGGTCCACCGTGCCCGGGCCATCCCCGACCCACAGCGACCCGCAATAGGCATATCGCAACAATGGATGGTCGAAAAAGCCCGGGGCTTCGACATCACCTTGCGCAACGGCTTCTTCCAACCAGTGCTCGTACACCGGCTGGCAGAAGTTGTGCCCCAAGAAGTCGCGACACCCGCGCACAAACTGCCAGGCCTCCATAACGGCAGCCCGGGCCGCCGTATAACTGGCAGTGAAGTGCTTGATCAGCACCTCATACGGCAGCTCCAGGGCCATACCGATCTGGCGAAGCATGGCCAGCACGAAAGGATCAAAGGCCATGTTCGGCCGCCCCGGGGAGGCGGTATCGATGGAGGCGCCGTCGTCCAGCTCGGCCACGATGCCACCGCTGAGCGAACCGTCCCAGCCGCCGGAAGCGCGCCCTGCCGGACCATCACCGCCCACTGGCGTGTTGCCCGTAGCGGCCGAGGCCAAAGGGCTGAGCTGACCACCATTGCCGGGCTTGATGAACACCGCGAAGAACGCCGACACCACCGCCGCTTCCAGCTCGGCGTCCGTGTAGCGGTCGAGCTGTTTGAGCTTCTCGATCACCGGCGCCAGGTAAGGCACCCCACGGGGCTGACCCACACGACGGCGCCGGTACAGGTGCAGCAGTACCCGGCCGCCCCGCTCGTTGAAGAACGGACGCTCATCCCAGACCCGCTCTTTAACACCCAGCGCACCTGGATGGCTGCGCAGGATGTGCGCCTTGACCGGTGCCCCGTCCGCATCACGTTCGATGCCGGCGGTGAGGGATTCGGTGTCGGCCTTTCCCGAGGGATTGCAGACCCGATCGCCCTCAATCAGCTGAATGCACGCTGAGTAGTGGTGGCCGGGTTGAATCTTGTGCGTCAGCAGTGGGAACACATCCCCGCTGCTCAGCACCGAGCGCCACGCCAGCTCCTGCAGACCGTAAAAGTTCTGCTCTCGTGTAATGTCGCAGCAGTTGGTTTCGGCCCAGGACTTGAACAGCGATTCGGTATTGCGCTGCCAGTTGCGGGCCTGCTCTTCATCCCACCCGAGGATCTGGCGATTGACCACCGACTTGAGAGCCAGCCCGGTTCCGACCGTTTTCGTCGTCACCGTGTTGATCGCGCCGCCGCCGATGGGATTGTTGCGCTCCAGGTCGCGACAGCGTTCGCGCAGCGTCGGCAAGTCAGGCAGCAGGTCCGCCGCGGCACTGCCCGCCGTAGGGTTCCAGGCACTCAACGAGCGTTTGGCCTTGGAGGCTCCGGTGTAACCGCCCAACGCGGTCATCGTCATCCGGGCATGCATCCGTTTGGCACCGCGCTCCGGACTGATCCAGCTGATGGCCTTGTCCAGCAGCGTCGGCTCAGGGGCTTTCGGTGCGCGGCTCATAACGGCGTGATCCCACGCAGCGTTATACCTCGAGGCCGTCCGCTGGCCAGCCGATCAACCTGACCTTGCCAGTAGTCGATCATCCGCGTGATTTCAGCGGCATCGGCGTACTCCAGCTGCCGGGTGCCGATGCGATAGCTCTGTTTCTGACTGACCTTGATGCTTGCGTCGAGCCACGCTTGAAGCTGGCTCTGCGCCTGTTCCAGTGTGATGGCCATGGGTTAATTCCTGCGTTGGGAGAGCACACGCATTGCACTGCGGCGCCCAGAAATAACTCTCCCGCCAGTTGGCGGGAGTTCAGGTGGTTCAACAGATGCGGCCGGCGCCGGTGGCTCAGCAGCTGCAGCAGGCCCAGGATCTGGATCGTGAGCCGGCTCAATCGCCGGGGGTGCATCGAAGAAAAGCGCCCCCTGCCGAATCTGGGCATCAAGCGCCGCCCAGTCGTGCTCTTGCAGCAGGTGAGTTTTCAGCGACCGGGCCGCATGGAGAGCGTAGGTTTCACAGTCGGTGGCTTCGTTCGGCTCACCGGCCTTTTTCTGCCACACCTTGCGGTAGTGATGTCGGCGGCTGGGGGCTTTCACTTCCGCCGTGATCTGCCGCCAGTAGTCCGGCCGCACCGTCTTGTAGAAGTGCATCCGGCCCGGGCCGTCTCCAGCCAAGGGCAAACGACCCTCAATCCAGAGATCCTTGGCTCGCGAGGTCCCAACGATGTAAGGGCGCAGGCCGTACTTCGAGGCCTTCTGCTCTTTGTCGGTGTCCACACCCTGCCGCGGCGCGCTGAAGATTTCCCGACGCTCATCATCACGGGTATTGCCCCGCTCACTGGCACCCTTGATCGCCATCACCCCATTGCGCTGGTGTTTACGGCAAAACGCATACGCCGCGTCCTGGGTAACGGTACCGTCCGAGGTATCGAGCGATACCGCGAGCACCTTCAACTTGGCACCGCAGGCGTGGGTGATGGGAGCAAACAGCAGTTTTTCCAGGTCCAGCCACACGCCCTGATCGGGCAACACCACCTCGCCGTAGATCTCGCCCCAGTAGAGCAGCCAGGATTCCTCACCCCGACCCCAAGCCCGCATGACAACCGCAAGGCGGTCATGCTGGACATCCACGCCGGCAGTGACCACCAGGCCACCCATTGGCACGAACAATTCAGGGTAATCCTCGGCCCGTTCCGCCAGCTTATCCGCCTCGGGCAGGTCGGATTTGTACTCGTAGGCCCGGCCCTGTTTCTGATTGACGAACTTGATCAACAGCGACAGGTTGCCCATCGACGCCTGGTGCTCGGCGTTGAGTTTCTCGCGCACGATATCGGCCAGACTGGTACCCGGCAGGCAGGCGTAGAGCTCGTTAAGCTCAATGAACCCGGCACGCCCGGCAAAGGGTTTTGTCGGCACCCAGCCGCAGTTCGGGTCACCTGCGTCAATGGCGTTGAACACCGTGTTGCGGATGTTCTCCTTGCGCTGGTAGTCGTCCCAGATTTCGCCGCAGTGCGGGCAGGCGTAGCCGGCTGTTTCCGGATCAGCACGCCCATAGATTTCATGGGGCTGGGCTTCCTCTTCGATGTCCAGCCACTTGATGTGCGCGAAGTCCAATACATGCGCCTGGCCGCAGGTGTGGCAGATGATCGGCAACACCCGGCAATCGGTCTGGGCCAGCCTGGCTTCGGTCTTGCTCGCGCCTTTGATGGCTGGCGTACCACCCACCAGCATTTTCGAGCCTGGGTAGCGTTTGCCACGTTCTTCGAGCAGGGCGATCGCATCACCCTGCCCCTTCACGTCGTCGCTGGTATCGTCTGGTTCCTCGACCACCGACAGGCCGACAGACGAAGTGGATTTGACGTTGCCGGGCGAGTTGGACGCCACCAGCTTGAGGAACCCGCCCGGAAAGGTCTTATGGTCCCAGCGGTTGCCGGAGGTGCGGCTGACGTCGACCGGCATCAGCTTCGCCACTTCCTTGTTCGCCGTGACACCGAACTTGAGCTTTTCGTCGTGGAAGTTCTTGCCGTCCTTTTCCTTGGCAAACAGGATCATGATCGGACGCGGCAGGTTGTGAATGAACTTGAACAGGTAGCCGATCAAGAACCACGTCCAGCCGATCTGTGCCGCCTTCATCAGGTCCACTTCGCTGACCCGCGGATCATCCAGGGCAGCGGCAACGCCGAGAAAGTAAGGTGTGTACTGGAAGTCGTAGAGCCCGTGCAACACGCCGCTCTCTGAGGGCAGGTAAAACTCGGTGCTCAGGTAATGCGCGGTCGGAATGTCACGCGGCGGGTTGAATTTCCCCGCTGCTGCCAACAAGCTCCGCGCCAAGTTTTCGCGCGTAGCCTGCAATTCGCTCGGTTGTAGGTCCAGCAACTTTGGCCACCACTGCTCGATCAATCGTGAGTTTCTGCACGTTTTCGATTTCCTGAAGGATTCGCTCAAGGCCGCCCAGGTATTCCCGGTTTGCGAAGCTGGACCAGTCGGACAGCACCCGCTCAGCCTCGCTGGCGGAGATCAATGAGCGCAGTTTTTCGTGATACGCCAGCCGGCCGTTTGCCGACTTCTGCTGCAAGTCATCGATCCGCGCTCTGTTGAGTTGTTCAAGCTGGCTGCCTCCGCGCCCCGCCGCTTTTCCACGCAGGTCGCGGATGTAAGCCGTGCGGATCTCGTCGAGAGGCGCCGTCTGCCAGTCCAGGTCCAACCCCTTGAGCACGTCGCGGGCATTGCGCTCACTCATGTCCAGGTGTTCGGCGATTTCACGTTGGGTTGGCATGGTCTGGTCCTATTGCTGACAGGGAAGCGGAACCCCCTATGTCAGGTTGAATCTGCAAAAAAGTCGGGGTTCGAATTACCCCAATATCTCAGGTCGCCGGAAGGACCCATTGAAAAAGGGCATGAGGCCTCGATCCGTGTCCGCTTCGCCACAAAACCGGGCGAAAACGCTGAAAAATCGATGAAGGCCTCAGTCGCGAGCCATCTCGCGGGCCAATGCACGGCGGAACAGCGGTTCGAACTCGACAGCCGCGACGCGGTTGGCCACACCGTAGAAGTCGAAGCGACGACGATAGGTCGGACGTTTAACGAAGATCAGGATGGGCCGCGCACCATTGCCGACACGCTGCCAAATGCCCAGCGGGCCAGTGCCATTGCCGGGGCGCCCCGCAAAGTAGTCAGGGGCATTGCGATTGCGTCGTTTGCTGCGGGCCGTACGGTTGGCCATGAAGCCTGACACACGTTCGGCAGCGCCAAGCGCCGACAGTATCTGAACGATCTGCCCTCGGCTCATGTTGCCGTTGCCATCCATTCGAGCGCGCCTGCCCGGTACCGCGTACATATCAGCGGGCATCAGGCCATAGTGGATCAGCGCTTTCTCGAATCGCTTGTGCGGACGATTGCCGCCGTCCATATGCACCGGCAGATACTTCGAGGCCGCAACACCCGAGCTGGCTTCATCCTTGACCCATACGCGGGCGAACAACCGGGTAGCTGTGGCACTTCGCTTATAGATCGAGTTCAACGTCCAGCGGGTGGGACGATCAAACACGCGGACAATCTCAGCTTTCTCCGCGATCTGCACTCGTTCAGCAGTGAAGGTCAACGCCTTGGCAGCAGCGAGCGGCACTTTGGACCGACTCAATCCCCGCATGCCTTTCACGATCTTGTCGATGTTGTCGCGCATCTCCAGCCGCATCATTGCCCTGGTTCGCCGCCAGCCGTCGACGACTCGCTGACGCCCAGTCGCTTCGCAGCCCACCGTTCATACAACCCAATAGCGACGTCGGCACCGGCCATGGCCGTCAAACAGCCGAGGCCACCCGCTGCCACAATCGAAACCCCGGCAGCGTGCAACAGCAGCATGGTAGACAACCCGCAAGCTACGCATGCCCCCGACCGCAATGCCAGGCGGCGCATCAACGACCAGCCCCGCACCCCGGCCTTATCGGCTCGCCACATCTCCCCCGATACACCGCCGACCAGCGACAGGACAATCACCATCCAGATCGGCATATCCGCCAGTGCCTGCTGCTCATTTGTCATGTTCTATCCTAAGTGAGTGTGCTGTACGCAGGAAAAGAAAACCCCGCCGAAGCGGGGTTAGGTGACCGGCTCAGGGAGGACCGGGTGAAACAGCAAACGTGCCAACGAACGGCGTAACGCTATCTGGTAGGAAACCTACTTAAAAACTGCTGCAATGACTTTGAGAGCTTTTTCATTGATCACTGCTGCGGATAAAGCATCGTAATCTACAAACCCGTCTCCAGAAGCTGTGCCGCCTCTTCCTGGTGACATAGTGCTGTAGTAGAACTGTACTCGCCTAGCGGCTTTATCGACCGTCAACGTCAGGTGAGGGTATTCATTACCATCTCGATACCTCGCCGCCCCATCGAGCAAAAAGCGTATACCAATCGTTGCATCTCGTACTTTGCCGTGAAGCTGCTCCCCATCTGTTATTTCGAATATCTTGCTCTCCTGGCCTCGGTCGCTCAGTTTTTGAGCCAAAGCCTCAAGAGTCGGGCGGATCACATTATCCTTCAGCGCCAGGAATTCCTGAAGGTTGGCATCCTGCTTTATCTCGGCTTCACGCTTTACGCGTCCAGCCTCAGCCTCTCTTTCAGATCGAGCATTGAAGATTGCATCAAGCTTGGCATTCACATCATCAGTCATTCCCAACTCCTCCTTCCGTAGCGTGAGCCAATACACCAGCCACTCTGAAGAAATTGGGACTCTCGCACGCCTTTTCAAGCGAACAAAATTTTCTGAGCCGCCACTGATCAAAATTGGTGACGAAGAACACCAGAAACCCATCGGGCGCACAAATAAAAACCCCGCCGAAGCGGGGTTAGGTGACCGGCTCAGGGAAGGCCGGGTGAAGCTGCACAGCACGTGCGAGGTCAGCGCCAAGGCGCAAATTTCATATCGTGGTGACTTTTTACCCCCTGAGTACGGAACCGAAAAGAGGTCATTTTCGGTTATCCAACTCGACGCAATTTTGACGCAACTTTGAGGAGACTTTGAGGCAAAGCGCCCCGACCAGCGGTAAGCCACTTTCGGGCGTCGGCACGCTCGGTCAGCACTTCCAGTAACCGATCATGCAGCCGATGCACCTGGTCGTAGTAAGTCTGTTTCGCTTTCGACTCCAAGCCCAGCAGGTGCAACTGCATCAACCAGGTCGGCGCCGGATCATCGCCGTAACGCAGACCTGCCAAACGCATCAGTCGATCACCTCGCTCGCCCTGCCGACCGATCTCTGACAGCGCCGCACCGATCTCCTGAGCAACAGCATCAGGGCCAGCCCCTGCGCCGAGAATGATCCGGGAGCCAGGCGTACCGCGAGGAGCTGATCCCCCCCACTCCATGATCGTCGCCATTGGGCTGCCCATGCCACCGGCCTCGCCATTGGCGCGGCATTGCTCGCCCCAGTGCTTCAACAGTACCTCCATCGCTTTGATCATCGCCCTTTCCCCCGAAAAACCGAACCCAACACAGAAAAACCGCAACCCAACACAAACCCAACACAAATAAATCCCTTTAAAATCAATATCTTTATTAACTTTGAGTTGAGTGTGTTGGGTTTGTTGGGTATTTCTGTCCTCGCATGAAGAAAATAATCAGCCATCAGAAACCGAACATCTAACGTCACGCATGCGCGCACGCGTAGCGAAACCCAACACACCCGACACAAGGCCCGCAAACTGCCGAAAAAGAAGGCTCCAATCTGTGTGAGGTATCTGAAATCAACCCAACACACACCCGACACACTCAACACACTTTTAGATGTAGTCATGCGGCAGCCGCCTTGATGTGGTCCCAACTATCCACGTGCCAGCCTGCAAGCTTCGCCTTGGCCCGCCAGTTTTCGACCTGCTTGCCCAGCTCGGCCGCCTTCAGTGATGGGGGCGGGGAAGCGTCAGGATCGACGGGAAAAAAGAACGCACCAAAGCGCCGGTTGTTGCCGTCAGTCCAGGGAATGGCGCGGGTTTTATCGACTTCAGAACTGATGAACAGCGAGAACTTCGTCTGACTCATCACATGCTCTTTATTGCGCTGGCACCATTCGAGGAACAACGAATAGAGGTCCGTTGACAGACACGGCCCCCAAAGCCCCTGGCCCAACTCGCTGTATTTCCACAGATGCAAGAACGTCTGCCATCCGGCCCGACTCAAGGCCACCAGCCGCTCCCGGGCATCCGTCGAAGGCGGGCGCGTCCGCTGGTTGAAGTCGCCCAGATCGACCGATAACAACCAACCGTATAGCGCCGCGACGCCACCCTGTTCCAGCTCCCGCCCGATTGCCTTTTGCCGTTCGACCGGCAAGGTTTCCATGGGCCACATCACCAGCATCCGCCGGTCACTGTCGCTGATCGGCCACGGCAAAATTTCGTTGCTCAGGAACACCGCATTCATATGGTTGGCTTCCTCCCAACCGTTGATGAACTTCGATTCCATCCGCACCGTCTTGCCGGTGATCAGGTGCTTGATCTTGCCCACCTGGTTGTATCGTTGATCACGGCTCACAACCTCTTCGAACACTGACCACAATTTGCGGCTTTGCCAGGCGTTGAAGTTGCTCTCCAACTGCGTCTGGCCGACCGTGGCCGCGTACTGGCCATACAGCACGCCCAGTGCATCGGCAAACAGCAGGCTCTTGCCCGAGCCTTCCATGATCGAGTGCATCAGCACAGCGGTGTCCATCTTGGCGCCCAGGTGCTGTAACGGGTACGCCAGCCAGCGGATCAGCCATTGAGCCGCCGCTTCATCGTGGTTGCACAGAAACGAAATCAGCCAGCGTAGATTGGCGCAGGCTTCGTCATCCCTGACCGGTTCGAGCGGCAGTCCATCAAAGGTATTGATGTACACCGCAGGGTCCTTGCTCATGGTCGGATCAAACACGATATGTTCGACATCCACGGTGCGCCGCTCGCTGCTGTTGAGCCACAGCGGATAAGTGTCACCCAACGCCATCTTCACCGCGCCCTCGGCAATGCGCCGCTTCTTTTCCCGATCCCAGACATCCTTGGTGCCATCGATGTACACGTATCGGTCAGTCGGTGGCATGCCGAATGCACCGCCCTTCTTGCCCGCCATGCGCCGTGCTTGCTCGATGTCGCGGACGTGATCATCCGCAATCAACCGTTTGCCCATATCATCCAGCCACGCCTTCGCAAGTGGCTTGCCCACCCGTGCTTCAAATGCGGCCTTCTTCATCACCCGCGACTGATCGCAGTCCCACACTTGCGTGGTGCCCTCGACCAGTGCGAAACGACGCAACAACTGGTCAAGCGTCAGCGACTCCCCCGCGCCCCCATCAGGAGCCGGAGCGGCCTCGCTGACTTCGTCGGCACCCGAGCTCGGCTCGCACTGGTCACCAGATGGGGTCGGGGGAAGATCACGCGGATCAGGGCGAGAGGAATGCTGCATACCCATCATGCGAGCAGCGTCCTTCACCGCCTTCGACTGGTCCCCGCCGTGCTCGAGCAAACAGAACACCTCGAAAGCGTCGTTCTGATGCCCGTTCGCAAGCGGATCGGCACCGTGGTGCGAATAGACCTTGCCCTCACTGATCGTCACGCCGGGCAGCCCGGTGCTGCTCTGCGGGTAAAGCCACTTGCTGCCTCGCTTGATGTAACCGTGACTACACAGCAGCTCCTCGATGTCGTGGCAGCGGTTGAACTCATCAATTACTGACGGGCGCTGACCCACCGCAGCTGCTGGACGCTTGGCAACTTTCGCCGGTGGCGTGGTCGGATTGATCGCCCAAGGGCATGCCGCTTCGGCATCACGTTTAAAGAAGTCCCAGTTTTGCCAGACAGAAAGCAACTCATCGGTCAGCGTTGGCAATCCGTCCGCAGCGTTAGGCGGGGTTCTCCAGGTGTAAGGCTTGCCGGTACCCGGATGTATCGAAGGTGGGAACACGTCCTGTACCAGGCCAGCACGCAGTTCGAACACCGTGAAGCGCTTGTACTCTTCTGCCTCCGTGCGTGCCGCAGCTTCTCCGACGCCATCACCCTGCTCTTTCGCAGCCTTGGCTTTGTCCATCAGGCCCTTGTGGATCGAACCGTCAGGATCTTTTTCATTCGGCCACGAGAGAGAATGCCGGGTCAGCTCAATGCCTTCCGGCAACTTAAACAGCACCCGAAAGCGCGCAGGGTTCCCGACAATGGTCGGGTACACCAACGCCATGGCATCCAGATCGACACCCAGCAGCTCATACAGCACATGGCGCGTCCACTGAACGTCGTCGACGTCCAGCGAACAGACACGGCTCGGCCCAAGTACGACGCCGAGGTTGTGATTAGGGTTTCGTTGCCAGAATGCTTCAGCAGTGGCGGCATCGGTAATGTAGCCGCCCGGTTTATTCCACCCCAAGCCCTTTGGGGCTTTCTCACCAGGCTCAATGGATACCAGGGCGAGATCGAAAGTGTTGATGTAACGCTTTGCCCATGCGGCGGTGGCTATTCCTTTGGCCGGTTCAGTCATCGCCGAGCCTCCCGCAACCCCTGGCATTCGACGCAGGTTTGGCAACCTGCAATCGTCTGCTGTCGAAGCAACGGGATAGGATCATCGCAATCCACGCAAAACTGTGCGCTGACGCGGCTAGATGGCGCAAGGCGACTGCGCTGAAGCGCAACGTCGAGCAGGTATTGCGCCTGGTCGTTGGCGCGATCGATTTCGTCAGCCATGAACACGATCCTCCATCGCCTGACGAGCACCCGACATGATGCCGAGGATTTCGCGAATCACGTCCATGCCGCGCTGCTCCAGGTCCACGACCTCATGCAGCTCCCAGACATTATCGGCAGCACCGTCGTGCATGGCCGCCACAAACTCCCCGGTCTCGCCGAGCAACTTGCCAACGGCTTTCAGGGCATCGCGGGTTGCCGGGACCGGAACCGGGCGATACCACACCGCACCCGCTGGGCGCATCAGCGCGTCAAGTAAACGCGAGTCGCCAGTGAGCCGGATCACCTCTTCAAGTTCATCAGGGTTCAACCAGCGGCGCTCTTCATCGAGCTTGAGTTTCTTCTGGAGGGTGTCGTTGTCCAACACCATGTCAAAGGCAAGGGCGGTAATTCCGCCCTTGTAATCTCGACCAGCGCGATAGATCGCCTGGCGCAAAGGAAGGACCGGACCTGCGTCCGGCAAAAGATCTGTTCGACTCATAACCGTAAATCCCCTGTTTACGGTGTAGCCATAAGACAGGGCAGTCCCTATCCTACAACCACGACCGATGTGCATGTGCTGTGTGTCGTCGTAGCCGGGCTGGGGGATTCTTTGGTGAGAGGCCCCAGCTCGGCACCCTTTTAAGCTGCCGACTTCAGGTCAGCGGCTGCTTTTTCTTGCAGGTAAAGGCATTCGATAGCCTTCCCTGTGACGTACCGAACATCTGCGCCTCTAGCCGCACGATTGATAGTCGGCTGCGTAGTCCCTACGCGATCTGCGATAACCCGCTGGGATAAACCCGACCGCAGCAACTCCGCGAGCATTTCTTGGATAGTCATATCGTTCACCGATGCGCTTTCGCATTGAAGGCCACAATACACAAACGTATTGATTGATTCAATACAATCCCCGATACGTTTTTGAATCAAGGCAGATAAAAGTGATTGGCGACCGCATCGCTCAACGAATGCAAGAACTGCATCTATCTGAAGGCGAGCTCGGCCGCCGTTCTGGCGTACCCCAGCCGACAATTCATAGGATCGTGACAAATGCGGTGGCCAGCCCGCGTCACGACAACGTCGAGAAAATTGCCAAAGCCTTGAAAGTCAGCAGTAGCTGGCTGTGGAAAGGGGGCGAACACAAAGAACCAAACATCGAGGTCATGACTTCCTCAAGCTCTGAACCCAATGTGGAGCCAGGGCCGGCAATCAAAGGATATGTGCCGTTGATTTCTTGGGTACAAGCCGGTGCTTGGTGTGAAATAGAAGACGTTCGTACGCTCGATGATGCGGAGATATGGCTGCCCTGCGCCGCCTCTCATAGCGGCCAGACTTATGCTCTCAGGGTGCGCGGACTTTCCATGTTCAACCAACATGAACGTCGCTCTTTCAGAGATGGAGACATTATTTTCGTTGATCCCGCGAAGGACGCCGAAAACGGCTCACTTGTCATCGCAAAATTAGTCGATAGCCAAGAAGCAACGTTTAAACAGCTGGTGATGGAAGGAAAGCGCCGTTTCCTGAAGCCGTTGAACCCTGCCTGGCCTGAACCGATCATTGAGCTGGGAGACGACGCCACAATTTGCGGTGTCGTCTTCTCGAAACTAGAAATTTTCTAATACATCGCACACCAGATTGAGCCCGCACCTTGCGGGCTTTTTTATGCCTCGCTTAAAAATCAATTCAAATACGTATTGACTGGGTCAATACGTATTTGTATCGTTTGCCTCGTATACCTCTCACCAAAGAGTACGAGCCATGCAACCCACACAGCACAGCAACACACGCTGCCCGGTCTACCTGCACCCCTCTGCGTGCAGTAGCCGAGAAGCAGTTGAGGCCATCCAGCACCGCACCGGGCTACTGGTGATCGCTTCCCCCAAAGGTCGCACCGAGGCCGTCGAGCCTGCTGATACCACCGCAACCGATACCTTGGGGCCGTTCGGAGGCGATGCAGCATGAACAGCTACTTCATCCCACTCGCCAAACAAGAGCTGCTGCATCACCTGCTTCAGGTTGGCGGCGCTGCCGTGTGCCCCCTTCAACGACCAGAGCAAACCATCCACGCAAGCTTTGAAGTGGAGCTCACTGACGACAACGCAGTCATCAGCGTGGACTTCGGTGGTCACACCGGGGAACTGACCCTCAAGCGCTCGGATCGCGCCAATCACCTGCACCTGCGGGATTTCATCCAGGACATCGCGAACGGCCGCATTGAGTCGGCAGAGCCTGCGCCGCCATCAGAGCAACCTGGTAGCGCAGCGCAAATACAGCAAATGCTGGCCGAGTCGGAAGCGCTGCTGAACAACGTTCGAAAACTGCTCGCAGCCTGAGGACAGCGCCATGAATCGCACCTTGGATCAAACGGCCGCCGTGCTCGGCCTCAAGCCCCGCGCCTTCCGCACCAGGTTGCGAGAACTACGCATCCTGACCAATGAAGGCGACCTGGCCAGCCATCACCGCGACCGGGGCTATCTGTTCTCGGATCCGCGCAGCGTCCAGATCGGAAACACCAATCGCTACAGGCACTACGCCGTAGTGATGGTGAAAGAAGAAGGCGTCGAGTGGATCGCCAAAAAACTGAACATCACCATTACGCACAAGGACGCAGCAGCATGAGCCAGAACGCCATTACCCAAGCCATCGGCGCACTGAAGCTAGTCCCGATGTTTCTCAACCATCCAACCGTTATCAGCCGCGCCACGTTGATTGGTGCTTCAGCCGAAGCGGTACAGCTTCTGGAATCGCTGCCGCCGGTAAGCGCTGAACTGGCCGAGGTATTCCGCTGTGTCGACGCGGTCATTGGTGAGGGGCAAATCGCCTACGTCACCCCAACCAAATCGCCGGAATACCCATACGGCGCCGTCGTCGCAGACCAACGCGGCAACGTCTGCGCGGCCGCCATAGGCAAAAGCAAAGAAGGCCTCGCCGAATTGATCCGCCTCAAGTTGCTGCCCCCATCGGAGGGGTTCGGGGAGGACGCGGCATGAGCAACACCCTTGACCAACTTCGGCGCCAGTTCGCAACACCATGCCCGACGCTGGCTGCCGTTCGCGAGCACTACTTCTCGCACATCCGCACCGATCGCCACCTGCTGACCGAGATCAAAAAGGGCCGCATCAAACTCACGATCAAGCGCCTGCACGGCTCCACCCGGGCCAAGCCGGTGGTCTACCTGCACGACCTCGCCGACTACCTCGACGCTCAAGCGTTAACAGCAGCGGCCTGATTCAACGGTGCCCCTGCCGTCCAGGGGCAAACAACTCGCACTCAATAAGGCACAGCACATGAAACCTACAGACACCGCCGAATTCATCGGCGAACTCAACGCAGGCGTCTTCGCAAATCAGATCGGCCATGCCCTTTCTGAGGTGGCATCGGGCGTTGTCGACAATGGCAAGGTTGGTTCAGTCACGCTGACTTTCACCCTGAAACAGATCGCCGACAGCCACCAGGTAACGGTCAACCACAAGCTCGCCTACAAGGTACCAACCAAACGCGGCAGCCGCAGCGAAGACACCACCCTCGACACGCCGATGCATGTCAACGAGGGCGGACGCCTGACCTTGTTTGCCGAGGCTCCGCGCGCCGGCCAGCTGTTCAATCGTGAAGCCGCGCCGATTCACGCGAAGTCGTAACCCCCCAGCTCCATACCTCTCACCAAAAGGAAATCGATTCAATGGAAGCCAAAGCAATTCAGTTGATTCAAGACACCGCCGTTCTGGCCTATGCCAAGCCGCTGAGCACGTTCACCCCGACGCTGGTGCTGCCTTCTGACCAGAAGATCCATAGCATCGAGAAGTTCCAGGCTGCTCGCAGTCGCTTCCGTGGCGCGCTCACCACCCACTCACTGCTGGACTTCGGCAACTACGTGATGGAGCAAAGCGCCGATATCGTCGCCTCTGGTTTTGTCGACGCAGAAGCCATGTCGTGCACCGTGATTTTCAACCTCGGTAACACCAAAGAGCCAGGGCACGGCGACTTCACCGCCACCCTCAATCTAAGAAAAACTGCCGCCTTCCGAGCGCTGGAGCGTGCTGCCACCATCCAATTCGCGCAGAAAGACCTAAGCGACTGGATTGAGGATTGGGCGTCGAACCTTCAAGCCCTTGCAGCCGATGACAGCCAAATCGATCTGCGCAAAGCCGCAAGCGCCATCCGCTCCATCAGCATCGAGCAAGCACGCAAGAGCGAACATGTCGTTGGCGACCTTAGTGCATCCCGTTCTGCGATGGACCAGATCGAAGCCAAATCCTCGGAAGGCCTGCCCGCCGAATTCCTATTCACCGTAGAGCCATACGAAGGGTTGAAGGTCCAGATCATCCGCCTCCGCGTTGCTGTTCTCACCGGTAGTGACAAGCCCCTACTGCGCCTGCGCTGGATTGGCGAAGAGCAGCTGCGCGAAGACCTCGCACAAGAATTCAAGGATGTCGTTCAACAGGAAGTCGGCGGCGGCGCGAAGCTGACTATCGGCAGTTTCAACCTGGGCTAACCACCACTGCAACACCCCGCTGCCGGCCTCTCACCAAGAATCCCGGCGGCGGGCTCTACCGAGGAACACAGCACATGCAACCTCAATACCTGATCAACGCGCCACTTAATGTAGAGGTCAACTCATGACCTCCTTTAAAAAGCATGCAAACGACCCATGGCGCCAAGCAGAAGCATTCGAGGAGGCCGCATGAAAGAGCGTCCGATTCTGTTCAGCGCGCCGATGGTGCGCGCCATTCTGGAAGGCCGGAAGACTGTCACGCGGCGGGCGGTCCGGCACCAACCTGACGTGCCGGTTACCGACGCTATCCCCCGGCGCAACTTCCCGCACGGACCTGCCACGATCGATTGGTATTGGCGGCCCAAGCATGGCCACCTGAATGGCGTGCCAAGTGCTGGATGGGACTTCAAGTGCCCCTACGGCCAGCCCGGTGACCAGTTGTGGGTGCGCGAATCCCACGCACAGGTGTTCGAGGTAGATATTCCAGTGGGTCGTCCCTCCGGCCCTGTCGGTACGATGGGCAGCCCAGGACGACCAGACTGGAAAAGTCGCTACGTGTACCGCGCTGACGGCGAAATGCCGAACGTTCAATGGCACCACGTCGGCGATAGCCAGCCCGTTCGCTGGATGCCGAGCATCCACATGCCTCGCATCGCCAGCCGCATCCTGCTGGAGATCACTGACGTTCGCGTTGAGCGGCTGCAGGACGGCGAAGGCGAGACCGCTTACGAAAGCCGATATCTCGCCGAAGGAATCAACCGAATTCATCACGGCGACGGTGACTATGCCTATCACGCGCTCAATACAGAGCCAATGCCTGGCAACTGGAGTTGGCCCGAGGATGCATTCAAAGACCTTTGGAACTCAATAAACGGCGCTGAGGCTTGGGATTCCAACCCATGGGTGTGGGTCGTCGAGTTCAGGCAGGTGACAGCATGACAGCACTTCGCCGAACAGTCCGGATCCGCCGAGGGCAAATGCCGCCCCTCGACCTGAACGTTATCTGCGACAAGTGCAACAAGTCGCGGGCACATGGCAACCACGAACAATGCAGCAAACAGCGCCAGGCCGAAGGTATCGCCCGCCGCGCAATGGAGAAACTGTGATGGCCAGCACCGAACTGGAGACGATGCCGCACCCCGAGGTAGACAAAGTATCGGAAGAGGTCATGGCCCATATCCTGGGCATTTCATTTAGAGCACTCGCGACCCGGCGCGCCCGCAAGCAGATCCCCGAAGGTGTCTGGAACAAACTGGGGAATCGCATCATGTACAGCAAAAAGAGATATTACGAATGGGAAGAAGCACAGTGGATTTGCCCGATGGAGTTGAACTCTTCCGCAAATCCCTCAGGATTCGTTTTACTTGGAACGGCATCCGCCGAAGCGAAACCCTCCCCTATCCCACGACGCAGAAGGGCATTAAAGCTGCATCCCAACTACGCGATCAAGTAGACAACCTGATCAAGCTCGGCCTCTTGGATGACGCCAAGTACGCCGAGCTGTTCCCGAACTCGTCCGTATCGCTCGGCGGCATCCCGACTTTTCATGAGTACGCCCAGTTATGGCTTGATGGCCGAGTCATCGCCCAAGGCACGCGGAACAATTATAAGGGTGCGCTCAACCTGTATTGGATTCCGCCGCTGGCACTGGTACGTATCGACCTGATCACCACCACCCTCCTACGCCGCATCATTGCGGCCACGGAGTGGACGTCACCAGGTGTCCGGCGCAACGCCCTGGTCAAGCTCTCAACAATCTTGGAGGCGGCCGTTGCTGAAGAGCTGATCAAGAAAAATCCAGCCAAGATGATCGATCTCCCAAAACGGGGGCGCAAGGAGATCAACCCATTTTCCCTGGACGAAGCCAACCGAATCATCGATCACCTGTACCAGACACAACATTGGCCGAGCGGTATTTATGCCGCCTTCTTTGAGTTCGCGTTCTTCACCGGGCTTCGCCTGTCTGAAGTCGCTGCGCTCCGCTGGGATGCCGTTGACCAGGTGAAACGTCAGGTGCATGTCTGCCGCACAGTGGCGCTAGGTGTTGTAGAAGAGCGCACAAAAACCGGAAAAGATCGGTTCGTGCTGCTAAACGAGCGAGCGCTGCACGCGCTGGAGTTCGCCCGCCAGTACGCCGAGCGCCGCGCCAAAGGCATTGGCAAGGTCAAAGCCACGCCCTACGTGTTCCCGCCATCAAAGAACAGCGAGTACGTGAAACAGACCTCCGATCTGCACAAACAGTGGGGGCCGGCACTGAAAGCGCTGTCGGTGTTATATCGACCGCCGTACAACTGCCGTCATACTTATGCGACAATATGCTTAATGTCCAACATGAACCCCGCATTCATCGCTCAGCAGCTTGGCCACAGCGTCCAAATGTTGCTGACGACGTATGCGCGTTGGCTCAACTCAAGCTCAGACTGGGCGGAGCTGGAAAAGCTCCAGATTGGTATCAAATCGGTATCAGGCAAAAAAGACCAGCTCTAA